GGGGCCGCTTCCTTCTCCCACGTAACCCTGGGGAGAAGACCATCACGATTTCCTGCTCGCGACGGAAGAGCTTGGCTATCCAGGCCCCTAAGCTCCTACTAGAGGAGACTAAGCATGCTCAGTGCAAAGGGAGCAATCTCCTTCACAACATTGTAAAACATCCCAAAGCCGGTTCCATCGTCATTTTCGCCATGACTAGGGCTCACCGAATCAGGTGATGAAGCAATAACTCGAGAAGCAACAGGCTGCGCAATAGGCATCTCTTGAACCCAAGTTTCAACAAGATCAACTTCAGTAGCGTCCTGAGGGGACGGTGCCGCATCTACTACATTCAGAGTATTAAACGTCGGAACAAACTCGTAATTCACAACCACCGTAAAACGGAACGTCACGTCCGGTTCAGCGACGACAATACATCCCAACTGCCAAGGAGGGATATCTTCATCAGTCTGAATCGAATTGTGCATATCAGTCGCTATCGTTGAGAAGAATGATTTGAAAGAAACATCTTCTCGCATAATGGGAAACCATCTAGATAAACCTGCTGATTGACTTAACGCAGACATAGTCATGATAACGGACTTGTAATAGTTCGTATAATCTGAATAATTAGGAGAATTGTCCGAGCTAAAAGCTCGAGCAAACATACAAAGCTCCCCCGCGTTATTAGCGAGAGAAGCTTCAGGCTGCACATACAAGGCGGCTGAAACCACCCTGTGTGCATTAGTAATAGACTGCAATTCAGCAATCCCATCAAAGGGAGTACCAACATTCGCAGTCCACACTCCTGTTGGAGTATTAGTCGACCCCCATGATATAGTTATCGCGGTGGCGGCTGGATCCACAGTTTGTATGTTCTGGCCATCAACAAGTTGACCAGCTCCGAGAGAGACCGAGTTGACATACGGACATATAACCCGTAAACCACAAACGCCATTAGCATTTGTCTCGGCCGTGTATCTCTGTACGACTTGGCACGTTCCTGTTTCAACTCCAGTTTCATCTGGAATTTTACAATCGGCACCATGAAGAGGATCTAAGATCGAAGTAAACCACGGGGATTTCTTCTTCAATCTATTGTTCATCACTTTCGACGGATCACCTTTCATCTTAGGCATTTTAACTTTGGTCGTTAATGCTTTGGTATTAGGTTGATTCGGGATGACTGGCTTTACTCCCTTGGCCAAAGGGCCGTTCCTAGGAACGGGGGCTAATTGTGCTTTAGAATTTACAGTGGGGACTGTGCTTCCGGTAGAATCCAATGCCTTCTTCCCAACGATACCATTAGGTCTCTTGAGAGGCGGGGCTTTTTGGCCTTGAGCAGGGGACGAGGGGATAGAGTTCTCTTTCTTCCCGCCCCCGGCTCGTTTCTTACCTGGCTGTCCTTTTCCTCCATTTCTTTGCATAATTTCGTTAAGCCCGGATAACTTCGGCTCCCGGACGGTTTAACCGCCCAACAGCCTGGGGAAGGTCTGTCCCCAGGACCCCATGCAGCTACCCCTGCATGGGGTTAAAAGATTTACCAATAATCGGTTTCCACCAGGCGTGACCATGCCTGGTGACAAAGAATACAAGGGAAAGGTGAGCTACGAATCTCATCCTCCATCTGCTGTATTTCATTCGACTCTAATCCATATCTAACATAAAAAAGGTCCAATACAGCCCTTATATCTAAGCGCTTCTCCACATCCATATAAACTTTGTGTGCTTCTAAAGGAATAACTACTTGCGTATCATGTAAGTCAATATAGTGTTTCAATTGCGTACCAAAAAGTGGATATCCCTGATCAACCAAACCAAACCCAAGAGCCATACCTCTAGCAGCTGCCCTCCAGGCTTGATCAGGAGACAACTTCTTGAAAATCTGCTTGGGTGAAGTCATTATTTTCCCAGCCTTCACAGCCTGAGAAGGAAGAGGGTACCAGGCTAGGTCACCATCAACTGTCGGCAACCACCAACCTTTTAAAAAGGTACCAAGAGATAAACTCGTATGAACTTTCAATTTCGCCTCTAAACCAAGTCTCGCCTGGTGAGTCGGAAAATCAAGTCCACCTCCTTCTAACAGGGTATAAAAAACCGAGGCAATATTATTTGCAGAATTGCCAAAAGTCGTATCAGGACCCCCTGTTGCTCTTTGGATGGGCATTGGGGTTTTATAACGCTCACCCGTTCTCTTATCCTCATATCGTGCAACAGCAACAATCGCACTAAACAAAACAATCAACATAGAATGACTTATACCCACCGATCGGGCGATCATG